ATTCTACTGCTGTTTGTTTCATAACTTGTTTTTTAAGGGTTAAAATTATTCTATTTGTTCTTTTTATTACTACTTAAAAACTTTGAACTTTTCGCTCTAAATAATACTCGATGTCTTCGTCAGGGTCATGGGTATAGTTTTCTTCAAACCACAATCGAATGTCATCGTTAATTTCGTCGTGGATAGCTTCAATTAAATCTAAATTGAGACCGTGTTTTTCTAAGTCGTCACCCTCAAGCAATACGTCGTCCATAAACTCGTCGATAAAATTAAATTGCATGGTGCTATAAATACAACTATAATTTTTAATCTCGAAGTCAATTCGGTACATTTTACCGTTTAGTCCGAATTCAGCGTACTCGTCGTTTAAGTAAGTCTTGAAAAAATCAAATTTTCTGTTAAATAAATAATACATAATTCTTGTTTTTAAATGCTTTCAATAATTCCAATAATTAATCCTAATAAATAAACTGCTAAGGCAAATTTTAAATACTTCATTTTTCTTGTTTTTAAAGGTTATTAATACAAAGGTTAATTACAACTTGATATTGGTTGAACAATTCAGTGTAAACGTTAACTAATATTTCGTTGTTGTCTTTTTTCGCTTGGTAAATTAATCGAGCGCACTCGTTAGCTTTTAATTGGTAACTGATTATGCGGTCTGTTAGTTGTTGAGTTGTCATCTTTCTTGTTTTTTATTTGTTTTGTGCCTTATTGACCTTACAAATGTACACAACTTTTTTAAATGTGAACAACTTTTCTAACTTTTTTTTGAATTATTTTCGATTTACCCGTGTTTATTAAGTTTATAGACTGAAAAAAAATTAAATATTTAAGTTTATAGGCATAAAAAAAGCGGTATTTCTACCGCCTTTCTCATCAATTAACCTCAAAACCTAACCGAAAAAACAAGATTTTACTAAGTTACGAAATATTTTTTGCTTTTAATTGATGCAATAATAAATCAGTGTAATTTTTTTGATTGAAAATAAACGTCCCACCTTTGCAGCTTCGACATCTCATTTGATATTTAACCGTTCCAGCAGCAGTTGAATAACGGGCGTGAGTTCTTATATTGTAGCCTGAGCAGTGCGGACACGAATACCTTTCTTCACCTACCAAAACACCGTAGTGTTGAGTTGGTTTAATATAAGGCTCTAATTTCTTAAATACTTGCTCTAAGATTTGAACGTCTTTTTTGCAATAGTTAACCATGCGCTCCAAAGCTTCAGCGTCTTTGTCTAAAACTATCTTTTTCCACGTATCGAACCCTCCATTTTCTAACTTACCTTGACCGAGTAAAACTTTACCCAAGTAATCAAGTTTATTAGAATTAAAATAAAAGCCGTTTTTAGCCTTTTTAAGCGTGTCAATTGAAACGTAATGCGCCAACATATCAACGCCTTGAATTATCGCCCGTGTACGCAACCATTTCGTGTCAAATCTGTCCGAGTTGTGACCGACTATTTCGTGTGCTGAGTTCAAGACTTTAATGAAGTCCTTTAAAAGTTTCTTATCGTTTTGTTTTTTGTCCCACGTTAAAGAATTAACATCGTCTTCACCTTCCCACTTCCAGCAAACACAAATGATTTTACGTTCTTCAATAATGTTGTCAGGGTCGATGTTTAAATTGTAGCCGCTACGCCACGAAAAAACAATATTTGGACTTACTTCGATGTCGAAGAATAAACGTCTACGCATAAAAAAGGTTTAGGTAAATAAAAAAAGCGGTTGTTATTCCGCTTCAAACTCGTCTACAATTACGAAACTCCACTTAAATTGTGGTTTAAATAGGTTTAATATCTTAACATAGTCAGGTATATTGTTAAATACTAAACACCCCTCGGACCAACCACCTATGTTTTTAACTATTGCAGTTGATTTCAAGTCGTGACTGGCAGCGTGAAAGTTAAAACCTCGAATGTCCGTTTTAATCTCTGTAGTTGGATTCGTTTTTCCGTCTGCGCTAAAGTCTCTGCGGTAAGGGAAGCCAACTCGTTGAATACCTGCGGGTGTCTTTCCTCGGTGCAACCCTAAATAATAGCCGTCGTAGTTCCATACGTTAGCATCAACTACTCCAGAACCTTTGTGACCTTTGTTCGTTGTGCAAGTGGTAACCGTGACAAATTTCGACCCTTTGAAAATATAACACTTGTCGTCAAAAACGTTCGGAGCGTCTTCGTTTGAGCGCACAAATAACGCCCAATAATTAGACGGTATTTCTTTAAACGTTTCAAGGCTTTTAACCTTGTCAAGTAGTTGTTTGTCGGTGTATTTTCTTACGTTATTCATAACCCTGCTTTTTTATTTAGTTTTAAAAGTACAATAATTAACAAGACAAGACCTAAAATGACCGCTATAACTTTAAGAGTTGAAGACCAAGAAGTCTTTTTTTCGACTTGAATTTCTTTGCGGTCGGTCTTTGCGTCTTGTTTTACCTTAATTCTATCTGTCTTTGCGTCTTGTTGAATTTGTTCTTTGATTATTTTATATTCAGTCTTTGTTTGATAGCGTGTTTTTGGTACGTATACCGTATTATTTTGAACTATTGTGTCTCTGTAATTATAGAAATATTCAGTAAATCCGTCTTTTATTACCGAATCTCGGAAGTAAACTCTAATTGTATCCACTCGTGTTTCAATCTTGGCACCTTTTTTAATTGCCTTGTTTATATGATAAGATGCTGAACAACTATAAAATAAAAGAAATAGTGTAGTTAATAACACTGCAAACAAAAATCCTAAAAGTTGTCTTAAATCTATCATTCTTGGAGTTCTTTTTTAACGTCTTTAACTTTTCGCACTAAGTTGGTAATTTTTTCTATAAACGAATAACCTTTAACCTTAGTGAAATTCTCGTCCATTGATTTTACTTCGATGCTTATTAGGACCAACGCAAGTAATTTTGTACTGAGGTGGTCAACTGCTACAACCGTTTGAGTAAGGTCGTTTAAGATATAGTAATCCGTCGCGTAAGTAATAATTACCGCAAAGCAATAAGTAATTAACTTAGGAACAAAACCGTGTCTCAACTTCTTGGACTGAATGCTTTCACCTACGTTATGCGCTTTCCATACTCCGAAACAAGTGTCAATAATAGTCGATAAAGCCACCAATAAAACGATAAATTTTATCGGACTTAAAAAAATTAGTAGTGAATTAAATAAAGTTAGGGTAAAGGTTTTCACAAAATTAAAATTTGATTTATATAACCGTTGTCTTCGCTCTTTGTTGGTTTAATGTCAGAATCTTTGTTTAGGTCTGAAATAAACTCAGGAAATAAGTCTTTGTTTTCCTTGAGATATTTAAACAACCTAGCTTCGTAGAAACTCGCTTTTTGTGCGTAGTGTTCCATTGAAAAAGCAACCTCACTTTGTGTCACTGCGTTTGAGTAGTCTCCAAATTGTTGTTGAATACCTTTGTTTTTAAGTTGATAACTAAGTCCGAAAACCGCATCTTCAGCAGAACGCCACGCCACCACTGGTTGAATGTAAGTAACTAAAGTTTCTTCGTCGTTGTTTAAAGATTGTGCGTTGTAACCCGTCAACATATAGTTATAAAAGTACGTTCCAAGAATCGGTTGTACTCGCATATCCGATTGAGTTTTAATATATGGAACTACGTCGTTAACATCTACGTTTGCCGTTATCGGTGTTTGGGTCTTTAGGTAGTTTTCAGTTATAAAGTAAATCATTGCGCAGGTGTTTGTTGTTCTTCAATTGCAGGTAGTCCAACCATTGCACGAATCTCGTTAACGGTCATTGTTTCAATTACCTTTTTCGCTAGTTCTGGGTTCATTGTACTTAAAGCGTCATTTATTGCGCTTGTGTTTTCGTCAAGTTCAACGATAGTCTCATTAACTATTTGGAAGTTGTTTATTGTAAACGTTGCTTTAACTTGAGCTATACCCATTAAGTCGTTTACGATGTCTTCGACAATTTCACGAAGTGGTATAATCGTGTTTTTCTCGAATATAATGTAGGCTTGTTTGATGTCCGAACCACTTCCGAGTTTTCCACTTACACGAATCCCCATTAATATAGGGTCGATTATATGAGCCTGACAAATCTTAGAATCTATACTTTCAGTAGTGTTTTGAAATAAATTATCGTTTGAATTTGTCGTAATGCTTTCGATTTTCGGTAGGCTTTCGGAGTTATTCGCAAAGAAAGCAATCGCCTTGCCACCATTTTGTGCGCCTTTTGCCTTATCAATAGTGTTTTTAATCGCCATCTTTTCTTCTTCGCTTTGTGGTTTCTTTGGAAACATCATTGCAAACGAAGGGAAAATTGAGTTTATAATATTACTCTTCTGCAAGTAACTCATTTCACCGTCTAAAAACGCCCAATTCATAGCACTCGAATACTGCGGTAACGGGTAAACGTCTTGACCTACTGAGTGATTTTCCCAAACGTACAAACATTCACGTTGATTAACACCCCATTTATAAGGCTTAATTTCTTTAATGTCTATTTGTGAACTCCAGTCTTCGCAAATAAAGTAGTTCTCTCCGTATTTGTCACGTCTTACTTTTTCCGCTCCTACGTGTTTAATCTTAATTAGGTCGCCTGACTGGTTGAAACATAAATAAAAATAAACCCTATTGTGAATGATAACGTCTTTCGTTAGTGTTGGAAGTAGTTTTTTAAGGTTTACTCGCTTGTCAAAAGTGTACACGTCTACTTTTTCTATTGCAGTTGCTGACTTGTCAACCGTTAATTCAAAGCCACCACCAACCGCAGCGTTGGTTTTGTAGTCTACAATTGCT